TTCTCCCTTCCGATCTGAGCAACCAACGACGGAGTGTTCAAGATGATGGATTTCAGGGTCTGGAAACCAACGGACAAGGATTGACGTTCAGTGTTCGCCATTACCTTGATGTTTTCGGTTTGCCAAAGCGTGAACCGCCATAGAACCAAAAGCGCGTTCAAGGTCGTCTTGCTGTGGCGGCGCGGGAAGCTGAACCCGATGGTCCCGAACTGCCAGTTCCCGGCCTGGTCCACCTGCAAGGCCCGGCGGATCGCTTCACGCTGGAAGTCGGCGAACTCGAACACCTGAAACCCGCCCTTCGGAGATAAGATCCTTGGCTGGATATCCTTTATCCATTGCTCGAACCCGGCGGCCCCGTTCTTCCACTTGCGAACCCGTTCCGACGTAATCTTTAAGCTCATGTGTTGAACTCCAAGGCCAGGCCCCGGACGATCGCCCGACGTTTACCCACTGGCAGACGTGCCAAGGCCCGGACGATGGTTTCCAGGTCCAGTTCCCCAAGGCGACGTTCACATTCCAGACAATAACCCCGGCGGCGGTCGATAACGGCCCCGCAGCGGGAACACCTATTCGTCGTCTTCATTATCGCCCCCCTGAAGGATGATGTCCGCGACGTCGGTTCGCTTCATCTTGTCCGCCCTGGCCTCTTCGTTTTGCTGATCCCTGATCCTGCGAAGGTCTGACATAGCTTTCCGGTTCTGCTCCTGGTACTTCAGAAGCGACGTAGCCAAGACGGGAATCAGTTGTCCCTCTTCGTCGATCAGTTCATCCCTCTTGTTTATGTGCTCCATAAGCACACGCTGGACGGCCAGGTTCACGCTGATATCTTGCTCCAGGACGGCAACCGCCACTTGATCAGGATCACATTCGGAGATCACGGCCCTGGACTCTTCAATCATCTTTGCCATACGACGGCGAAGATCCAGCTTCCCGCGTTCCGCAGTGCTCAAGGCGTCGCGGATCTCTGAAGGTGTCCGTTCCTTCCCGTGATCCCCACCGGCCCCGCTTGTATAAAGTCCCGACGATTTCCGCTTTTTCCTTGGCATAAGTACGCCCTATCTGTTTTATGTTTGCGGCCCCTGGTATGGTTCCAAACCGTACCAAACCGAACCAGATCAACCGCCCATGAACCCTTGATATATGCGAACTGTCACATACCTAATCCCTTGTGACAGTCAAACCCCTTGTGACAAACCCCGAAACCAACGATTCAACCCTTCCCCGTCAACCCAAAGCACACTCAGGGTTAACAACTTCACCCATTTGTTAGGCTTCCATAACTTTGTTAGGCTTCCCTAACTTTTTCCAATTCTTCCCCAAAAACCCGTTTCCACCGCTCAGGATCAACACCCGGTCCATCCAACAAAGGCGCATAAGCGAACCGGATTGAACCATCTGCATATTCCAGCTGATATTCCCCGGCCTCTTCGTCGTGGCTCACCAACACCGGCGCGGTATCCAAAAGTTCAGCCCTACGCGTCTTCATCATCCCCCGGAGCCTATCCCGTGTGTCCGGCTCCAGCTGCGATAACCCGGCAACCTTGATCCCCTCATTCGGAGAAAACCAAACGATCAGGCCAAAGCGTTCAAGATGGGAGATTAAACCAGACATAAAAACGGCCCCTATGTGCAGGAGATGCAGGAGATACAAATTTTGATGTCCTGCACTATTTATCCAGCATATTCAAGCATTTATCGTATATTGCAGGAGATAGCAGGATATTCCCGGCCCCCTACTGAGTTCAATCTTGTTCTTTTAAAGAACCCTTTTGAACTTCACTCCACAATAGACATGTCCTTTCATGTCCTGCATTCCTCAAAAAATACATATATTCCGGCGGGTTGATGTGCAGGAGATACTTTTTTGCATGTCCTGCATGTCCTGCACTTTATATGGTTTCGATATCATTCTTCACCTTTCCAGTTGACTCCGGGTTCGATTTAACGTCCTGCAATTTCAAAACATTTTCACGAACCGGCCCTTGTGAATTTAAAGAAACCATCTGCCATTGCGTTGTGTTGGTTCTGTTCCGCCCGGCTTCAATTAGCTGGATCTCGTCCATGATCTTGTTTCGATGTTTACGGAGCCAGTACCCAAGATACGGCTGATCAAATTTTCCTTTTCGCCCGGCCACCGCGAACAGCGCGTCATAAAGCTCTTGGTTATGTTCCGCAGCTTCGGAGATATCCCGAACTGTCACCTTCTGCGTTTTGAATGTCTCAAACCAGATATGAAACAAGGTCCGCATGTTTTGAAAGTTGACGTCCGATTCCCGGACGATCTCTCTGGTTTCAAGCGGGTCCGCCTGGTCCATCCACAAGAGCGCGTTCCTGATCCAGTGATCCCATTTTGTGAAGTCGGATAGCCTGATATCTGGTTTTTCTCCTGAAGATAGCCAGGCCCGGATGATGGTCATTGCGGCGTGAATTATCTTCGGCCTGTTGTCCGGTATATACTCGAAAAGATCCCGGTCGAAATGCCTTTCCTCTGGACGTTCAACCCTGGCATCAAGACGGCAAAGCAAGGCGCGCGCGGTCATGTCCCCGGCAAAAGCCAAATTGTTTCCCGTGGCATAAAGAGTCATCATGGAAGGCAAAGATAGATTTTTCGTTTGGCCCAAGATCCTTGTGATCACCCCTTCCTGCGTGCATAGCTGACAAAGGCGTTCGGAGCGGATCGGCCTTTCGCAGTTATCCAAGTTCAACATCGTGTCGCCCCGATAGATCGCAGCGTCCAGCCGTTTATCTAGCTCCTCCTCAGTTGATCCCTGGCTCAATGTTGGGATTCTTTTGCCCGTGCTGATCATGGAACAGACGTCCACTAAAAGACTTTTTCCTGTTCGTGGCGTCGGCGCGGAAAAACCAAACATCGGAACGATCGGAACCGCCCGTCGAACCAACGGCGTCAAGATCCCGGCCAGCGCGACGGAACGATCAGCTTTATCCACAAACGGAAAACTCGAAGTCAGATCCAGAAGAACGTCCAGCGCGGCCCTGGCTTCGTCTTTGGTCGGTTTGTCTTTTATGGGAAGGAATTTGTCGTTCGGCCAGTACAGAAGGTAGGTGTCCGGGTCATATCCAGGTTTGTTGATGATGGAACCATCAGGTCGAAAGGTCGGCGATTCTGTTATGGATACCAAAGGACGGACGTTCCATTCCCCGGCCCTGGCAAGGTAGGTTTCCCCGACGAACTTCGGCGGATTCTGTTCAAAATGGTTCCCGTCTTTGTCCTTTTTCAGAAACCGGCAATGCTCAGCACAAAGGCCCCTGAAGTATGCGGTATCCACTTCAAACAAGAGCGGCGTCCTTGCCTTGCGCCTCAATTCCGAATACGTCCCGGCCTGGGTCATAATCGGACGGACAAGAGAAGACCCTCTCTGATAGATATCGGCCTTTTTCAAGAGCAAGGCCCGTTCAACTTTTTGGGTCAACTCAATAAATTTTCCGTCTTCAAGCTCGATCGCTGCCTTGATAGGAACGGCGGACCGGATCGCAGCGGCGACGGACTCCAAACCATAGCGAACATGCAGGTCATTAAAATCTGTTGGCTTGTCGGCCAGGTCTGATTCTTCAAACTCCGGCCAGGTCAAAAAACAAACGTGCCACCTGGCGGCCTCTTCTCCTTTGGTTTTCCCTGGGTTCTCCGGCGCACCGTGCAGCGGGTCGGCCCCCGTGAACTGATCGTTATCGGCGGCGATTGTGATCTTTTGGTTTGGGTATGCTTTACGGATCGCAGCGGCAACGGGTTTCAAGTTGTTGGCATTGAAAGCACAAAACACCGTCGCCCCGGTCGCTTCGTGAATACTCGCCCCGGTCGCGTATCCTTCGCAGATGATAAGCTGTTTATCTCCAGGGATCTTGTAGCAATGCCCTGAGATATCGGAACCCGTGATGAACTTTTTGTCGCCTTCGGTATTTATGATCTGTAAACCAAACAAGCGGCCCTGAAGATCCTGAACCGGGATCAGAAGATCGCCCCGCTTGGATATCTTCAAACCAAAAGACTTGATCTGCTTATTGGCAAGGTATGGATGATTTTCGGCGGCTTGTGCTTTGGAAAGGATACCCTTCGCTTTCTCCACCGCTTGCGCGCGGCGTTCGGCCTTGGCTTCCCTGAATCGTTCTTTGGCTTGTGCTATGTATCGCTTGTGCTTTCGCTTTTCGGCGTCGGTCAACTTTTGTTTGGAGCACCACGTTTCCCAAACGTCGGATCTCCAAGAACCGAAAGCCCCGGCGTAGAGATTCTTCCCGTCATTATGAAGAACGTACCAACCAGCTTCATCTTGCGGATCACCTTCGCGCGCACTGCACCGGTGAAGCTGTCCATCTGGTATGATCTCGGTCGGGTAGATCCCAAACGATTCAAGTTCGGCCCGGAATTTTTCAATGGCGGATTCAGGCAAGGTATAGCTCCAGCATATCTTTTAAGTTATGCCGGAACCAGGGGTTTGACTTTGGAGGGAAGGGGACATATTCTCAGAGTACCACCACTGAGGGGTTATGTCCCCTTTGTCCCCCGGTCCCGGCTTTCGGTATCGGGGTTTCTTTTATCCAATCACCCTAGAATCACTCAATTCCTTCACTTTATCGGCGATGTTCAGCCCTTTGTATCCACCGGCGGCCCCTTCAGCCCAACGCTGAAACCCTGCGGCGTTGATCAAAAGGCGCGGCGATGAAGTCCCCCGTCCTGTAACCTTATCGAATCCCAAAAACGGCAAGACGTTAATGACTTCGACGCGTGGATCTGAGGTCAGAGCAAACCTGGCTTCTTCTTCTGTTTCGGCATGGATGAACAAGTTTTCCTCTTGGCCTGAATCCAACTTAACCCGGCAAGAATAAATTTTTTCTCCTACCATGCTTCACGCTCCTACTGTGTAGCAGTTTCTTTTTTCTTCAGCCGTTCAACCATAAAGTCAATCGCATGTTGTATGTTGTCGCGGCGACGTTCAACCAATTCGTCAAACTGTTCGCACTTTTGCAAAAGAACAGAGTTTCTAAGAAGGTCTTTGCATTGGATTTCTTTGTCCATGTCTTCGTCTTTTAGGACAAAGCAATCAAGAAGGCATATACAAAGGATCTCTGCATCTTCGTAAGACTCCACTGAAAGATCACCGTCCCCGACTTTCTCAGTGAAGACAAAACCACCGTCTTCTTTTTCAAAGATCTTGCTTCCTTCAAATTCTCCCAATAGTTTACCCTGAAACACAACTTCCCCGACGTCTGAATCCTGCAAGCGGATCTGTTCCATGCTTCACCCTTCCATCATTTCAAGTTTGGTTTCATGTTCCCCGCAATACTCCCCCGCCTTCGTATCTGGAAACCTTGATGCAAAGGTTCCTTCCATGTCCTTGACCACCACCGGCGGATAACGACGGCACCACCCGTTCCCGATCCTGTCCGATGGCGTGAAGTATTGGCAATTCGCGCATCTCATAGGATCAACCCTCTTTCACTTCGCGGTAATAATTCGCCATGCGGCATTGATCTGAACAGAACTTGCGCTTTGCGCTCTTGGCGTACATGAAGTTTCCGCAGTGTTCGCACCTCTTGATCCTTGCGAATTTATGGCCCTCTTCCCGCCATAAAGGATAAAAGATACAAGTCACGTCAATAAATTCCTCGATGTTTTCCCAATCAAGGAAAATTTCCGGCAATGGTTGGAAAGGATCTTTGGTGTCCCGGAAAACAATTCCAGAACTTCCAATTTCAACCCCGTCTTCACTTTTCCGATTTTTCCCGCGCAACCGCTTGTTGATCCAGCTGACGTCAATCCTTTGGTTTTCAATAACCGAATCAAGGAATTCGATGTATTCGGCCTGCGATTGCTGGAGAAGCGGCCCCATCTCGTTTATGCGTGGATCTGAAGGCATGATGAAACTTTTCAATCTGTGCAGATCTTCGGCCAAGTCGTCAAGCAGAACAAAATCAATCCCTGGCTTTTGCTTGGTAGTAAACGAAGACTCGAAACCTCGTTTATATCCAGCTTGCGAACGGAAATATTTGTGTGTCCGAACAAAGCGGAACATTCCGTCAACCGTTCGATCCTCTGCGTCCATGTTTACAAACTCTAGCAATGCGTCAAACATAATGAACCCCCGTTTCGTGTGTCGTTCAGATATATTTAACAAAACGGGAACCAGATGTCAACTATTCAAGTACAGATTTCAACATATTTTTTGAAATTTCTGTTGTGACTTATTCCTTGCCCCGCAATTCGTTAATCTTTTCAATAACTTGCTTTCGTATCGCGGCCCTGATAAATTTTTGTAAACTTTTTGACGTGGAGTGCTCAAAAACATATTTCAACATGGCGTAGTCCTCTTCAGACAAGCGTATGTTGAAAGATTTCGGCCCATTACGGTATTCGTCCCAAGGGTAGGAATCAATCAACCCCTGATCCTGGTCGTCGGCCCCCTGGAGAAATTCCTCTTCGCTTTTGGGTTTGCGCTTAAAACTCATGCTATGATCTCCCGGAAAAGTTTTGAAATTTCGGCGGCGGCCTTGCCCCTTGGTTCGAACTCGGCAACGCTCATTCCCTCAGATGCAGAACGCGCATAGGATATCCTTGACTTGATCACCGCGTCGGCCAACTCCAAATGATCCAAATCGCGGACAAGCTCGGCGGCTGCCTGGTCGTCGTGAACTCCTGGATTCGTCGCGGCCTGGCACCAAACGACGACGGCGCGGATCTTTTGGTTGAACTCCCTGGCGTCGGCGACAAGATCATTCATGGATTCCAGACTCCAAAGATCGAACTGCGACGGTCGCGCGGGAATCAAAACCAAATC